CCGTTCAGCATGCCGCGCAGGCGGGCAAGGTGCAGGAGGCACTCACCAGCGCCACGGATGCTGGTGCCCAGGCCGGCCGGCGCGCCGCCGAATCCGCCGACGAGCAGCAGGCCAGGATTCTGGCCGTGGCCAAGGCGTCCCTGGAGGCCAGCCAGTACGTTCAATCGCTCAACCGAGCAACCGAGCAGAGCGCCGAGGTAACCGCCCAGGCGAACGCCGTTCTGTCCGACAGTGCGAGCCGCCAGGCAGCCATCAACAGCCGGGCCCAGGCCCTGATAGCTACTGAGGAGCGCCGAGCGGAGGCGGCGAAGAAGGCCGCAGGCGCGCATCGGGAAGAAGGCCAGGCCCTTGAGGAGCTGCTGGGCAAGATCGACCCGACCGTCGCAGCCATGAGTCGGCTGGACCAGATGGAGCAGAAGCTGAAGGGCTTCCGCACGAGTGGCGCGCTCGATGCGGAGACCTTCGGCGAGTACCAGACGAAGATCGACCAGGCGCGTGCGGCCTTGGGCGGTGCCGATACCGCGCTGAACAAGACCGGCATGTCGGCCAAGGCCACGGCTGCAGCATTACGCGGCGTGCCGGCGCAGTTCACCGACATCGTGGTGTCCCTGCAGGGCGGTCAGGCGCCGCTCACCGTGCTGTTGCAGCAGGGCGGGCAGCTCAAGGACATGTTCGGGGGCGTGGGCCCGGCCGTGAAGGCCCTGGGCGGCTACATCATGGGCCTGGTGAACCCGTTCACTGTCGCCGCAGCTGCCGTTGGCGTGCTGGGCTATGCCTACTACAAGGGCAGTGAAGAGGCAGTAGGCTTCCAGAAGGCCTTGATCACCACCGGCAACGTGGCAGGCACTACTGCTGACCGGTTGTCTGGGATGGCTGCTCAGGTATCGGCCACGGTGGGGACCACCGGCGCCGCTGCTGAGGTGCTGACTCAGCTGGCCGGTAGCGGAAAGGTTGCCGCCGGAAGCTTTGTCGAGATCACCGAGGCTGCGCTTGAATGGCGGGATGCTACAGGCCGCGCAGTGGAGGAGACCGTCGCAGAGTTTGTAAAGATCGGCAAGGACCCGGTCGCAGCGGCCAAGGAACTGAACGAGCAATACAACTTCCTCACTGCTTCCACCTACTCGCAGATCGTTGCGCTTAAGGAGCAGGGCGACACCATCGGGGCCGCCAAGCTGCTCACCGACACCTACGTCGATACCATCAAGAACCGCAGCAAAGAGGTCACCGAGAACCTGTCGATCTGGGAGCGCGGCTGGAAGTCGCTGAAAGGAGAGGTGGCCGCTACTGTCGATGCGCTCAAGGACGTTGGCCGAGATCAGGACATCGCGAGCCGGATCGTCGACATGCAGCGCCAGGTCGCTGCGGCGCAGAGCGCTGTGAATGCCGATGCTGACGACACAGACGCCCAGAAGAAGCTCACCAACGCCAGCCTTGAGCTGAAGGGGCTGATCCAGCAGCGCGACACTATGGCAGCAATTGCCAGTGCCCGCGCTTTGGATGCGCAACAGCAGCAGGCGGCAATTGTCGCGATGGGCAAAGTCGACGCGCTGGAAAAATCGGCATGGACGAACGCCGAGAAGCGTGCCGAAAAGATCAAGGAATACAGGAAGTCGCTCGATGACATCAGGGAAAAAAATCCCAATGATGAGCGGCTGAAGCCGGAGCGAATCGCGCGGGTCGAAGCCGACATCGCCAAGCAGTTCAAGGATCCGGCCGGCCGCACAGGGTCAGTTGACCTCTCCGGTTTCAACGACCAGAAGAACGCGCTGAGCGCAATCATGGCCGAGTACAAGAACCACCAGAAGGAGCTGGATGCGGCACAGAAGGCCGGCCTGATCTCCCAGGAGTCGTACGCCGCCCAGCGAGCCGCAATCATCGAGCAGCAGAAGGGCGAGGTCACGAACGCCTACAAGGCCGAGATCACGGCGCTGGAGGAGGCCAAAGGACGAAGCAGTACCAGCGCCCAGCAGCGAATCCAGCTCGACCAGAAGATCGCCGATGCCCGCGCTTCCATGGTCAAGGCCCAGAAGGACGCCGACACCGAGCTGGCTGTACTGGCGACCAACGAGCAGGGTCGGCTGGCCAAGCAGACCGCTGCAACCCAAGCCTATGTCGACCAGCTGGAACGGCAGCGTGCCGCGCTCTCCACATCGGGCACGAGGGCAGCGAATAATATCGGTCTTGGTGCTCGCCAACAGGGCTTGCAGCGCGATCTCGATGGTGTAACCGACCGATTTAACGACGAGCGTGCGAAGCTGCTTGATCGCAGGCGCACCGCTCCAGACAAGTACAGCCAGGACGACTATGAGCGCGACCTTGCCATCCTGAGCAAAGCCGAGGACGGGTACCGAGATACCGTCGTGGACAACTACGACAAGATTTCAGAAGCCCAGGGCGACTGGCGCAAAGGGGCATCGTCGGCCTTCCAGAACTACCTGGAACAGGCCCGGGATGTCGCTGGGCAGACGAGATCCCTGTTCACCAGCGCCTTCAGCTCGATGGAGGACGCGGTCGTGAACTTCGCCATGACGGGCAAGTTCTCGTTCGCCGACTTCACCAAGTCGGTGCTGGCCGATATGGCTCGCATCGCGACACAGCAGGCTGCTTCTGGCCTACTGGGTAGCTTGGTGAGCTGGGGCGCCACTGCGGCCTCTGCCTATTTCGGCGGTGGTACCGGCAACGGCATGGAGGCTGGGTCTGCAGGCGCGGTGTCGTCCAACCTGGGAGCATCCCAGGCCGGGTACTCGTCCGCGTATGGATTCTCTGACGGTGGTTACACAGGGGATGGTGGCAAGTATGAGCCTGCGGGCATTGTCCATGCCGGCGAGTTCGTACTGCGTCGCGAAGTTGTCAGCCAGCCAGGAATGCTCGATTACCTGCAAACCCTGAACAGTCGCGGCTACGCAGATGGCGGGTTGGTTACGCCGACGGCGGTACCCCGCCAGATCTCCAGCGCTAGTGGAGGGGCTTCGTACAGTTTCCCGGTATCGGTTCAGGTCGATGCGTCTGGGCAGTCATCCACAGGGGTTCAGTCGCCTCAGGACCAGGCTGCATTCGGACAGGGCATCCAGGCTGCCACCAAGGCTGAAGTCGAGAAGGCCATCGCCGCTGGGCTTCGGCAGGGTGGTTCGATCTGGCGCGCAATCAACAGGAGGGGCTAATGGCCATCGAAACGTTCACTTGGCCAACACAGCGCGGAGAGACGCCAGATATCACCTACCGGGTCCGCGAATCCAAGTTTGGTGGCGGGTACCGGCAGGTGGTGGGTGACGGCCCCAACAACAAAGAGGACAGCTACCCGATCACCGTAACCGGCACGAAGGCCCAAGTCCGCAAGATCATGGAATTCTTCGACCGACACGCTGGCGCCAAGGCCTTTCTTTGGACTACCCCGCTCGGCGACCTGGGGCTATTCACCTGTGCCGACCCCAAGCCCACGCCGGTGGGCGGCGGCCGGTTCAAGGTCTCCGCAACCTTCGCGCGGGCTTTCCACCCGTAAGGAATTCGCATGTCACTGATCAAGGACATCCAGACCCTGGAGCCTGGCAGCGAGGTGCTGCTGTTTGAGCTTGACGGCTCGGACTTTGGGGCAGACACGCTGCGGTTTCATGGGCACGCAATACCGCACACTCCCGAGGAGCTCGCAGCCGCTGGCGCGAATGCGGACCAGCTGCCGGCCAAGTCGATCTGGTGGCAGGGCAACGAGTATGGCGCCTGGCCCATGCAGATCGAGGGCATCGAAGCGAACTCGGACGGTACCGCCGTTCGCCCCACGCTCACCGTGGGCAACGTCAACGGCCGGATTACAGCCCTGTGCCTGGCCTTCGATAACCTACTCGAGTTCAAGCTGACCCTGCGCCACACGATGGCGCGGTACCTGGATGCGGTGAACTTTCCGGCAGGCAACCCAGAGGCCGACCCGACCGAGGAAGCCATCGAGGTCTGGTACATCGACCAGAAGGTGTCCGAGAACGGCACTACTGTGTCTTGGGAGCTGGCCAGCCCGGGCGATGTGGGCGGTGAGACGATTGGCCGGCAGATGACTCAGCTATGCCACTGGGCAATGACTGCCGGCTACCGTGGCCCCAACTGCGGCTACACCGGCCCTTACTTCGACTTAGACGGGAATCCCACTGACGACCCGGCCAAAGACCAGTGCAATGGCTGTCTCGACTCAGGCTGTACCGTTCGCTTCGGCCAGGGCAACCAGCTGCCCTTTGGCGGCTTCCCGGCTGTTTCCCTCATCGCACGGAGCTGACCATGCGCAAACACATCTTGGCCGCCGTGCAAGCGCACGCCGCGGCGGAATACCCGCGCGAGTGCTGCGGCCTGATAGTCGCCGTCGGACGTTCCCAGCGGTACGTGCCTTGCGAGAACACCGCCGCAGATCCTGGCGAAGAGTTCCGGATTGCGCCCGAGCAGTACGCTGCAGCTGAAGACCAAGGCGAGGTAATTGGGATCGTGCACTCGCACCCCGACGCCACCAGCCGGCCTTCGCCGCGCGATCTCGCCATGTGCGAGGCGACAGGTCTACCTTGGTACATCCTGTCGTGGCCGGAGGGCGACCTGCGCACCATCACGCCGACCGGTCATGCGCCGCTGCTGGGTCGGCCCTTCGTGCATGGTGCCTGGGACTGCTGGCAGGTCTGTGCTGACTGGTACAAGCGCGAGTGGGGTCTGGAGTTTCCGGCCTATGCGCGGGAGGAGGGGTGGTGGGAGAAGTCGGAGGGACCGAGCCTGTATGAACAGGCTTACGAGGCGGCCGGGTTCTACCAGGTCAGCCAGCCGCAGCGCGGCGACATGATTGTCATGGCCGTTGGGCGCACCGCCCACCCGAACCACGCCGGCATTTACCTGGGCGATGCCGCACAGCTGCCAGAAGAGCATGCCCAAGTCTTCGGCCCAGGCCCCTTCATGCTGCACCACCTGCTGGGCAGGCCATCAGAGATCATCGTGTTCGGCGGCCCTTGGCTCGACCGGACGCGTCTTGTGTTGCGTCATCGGGACGCTAAATGAAGCGGCGTAGCCGCAGGAGAGCGATATGAAGAAAGTATTTAATGTCGGCCAAGATGGAAAAGTGCGCATTGTCGGCGCGGTTGTTACCGGCAATGCGCGGGGCTGATTAGCGCGGAGTCGCGCCTACACCGTTC